TAGTTTCAAGAGAGCATATATGAAAAACATATCTGGTCACTGTATCGTGGTGCGTCAGTAATGTCAAAGTAATAATTACTTTAGAATCGTTCTAAACTTGGTAAAAAAGCCAATAAACACGGGACACGCTCCTAGAACCAGCCATATACCCTTAGCTTAGAAAAAAAATTTATTATTTTTTTCTTGAAACTTAGCAAAATATCTAGGAGTCTAGGAATTTTAAGCTATAACCCTTATAAAACAACAATAATTTACTCCTAGAACCAGTAAAAAAAACTAGGAGTACTCCTAGAAAATCTAGGAATAAACATATTCCTTACGAGCAGAACATGGAATTTTTTTTATTGCTATTTATTTTTGTAAGAGGAGGGTATATAGTAATTTTGTGCCAAAGAAAGCAAATCAATTGAAAACTATTACTGAACTTACACCTAAACAACGTAAGTTTGTTGATATTTATGTAGCAAATTATGGAGAAATTTCTAAAGTAGAAGCAGCCAAACAGGCAGGGTTTACTTCAACTAACAAGTATGGTCCAACAGATCAAGCAAGCAGATTATTAAATCCAGATAAGAATCCACATATTGTACGATATTTCGAGAAAAGAATGTCTCAAGAATTAGAGAAAGAAGAAAAAGATAAATTGTTATCTTATAAACATTATTCTAGACTAAGACAAAAATCTGAGGACAAAGGTCAGATGACAGCAGCTATTACTGCTCAATTTAGAAGAGATCAGATGGCAGGTCATTTTGTTGATAGAAAAGAAATAAGTCATATCGGTCTAGAAGGTATGAACAGAGAGCAATTGGAGAAAAGACTTGAGGAGCTTGAATCAAAAATCGGAGAGGCCAAAAACATTATTGACGTTACGCCAGAAAAGATTACTGAAGACGAAAACTTGGCGTAATTGGTTAACTGTTTTTAACGAAGTCCACAACAGTACATTGACAACTTCGGTTGGTATTGTAAATGTTAAAACAAAGGATGGAAAATGAAGAGTAAAAGATTATTAAAAAAAACAAAACATATTGATGTAAACATCAAATTTCCAAAAGAAAAAATAGAACATTATCCTTTTGTAGAAATACACTGGTTGGATATTGTAGGCGAGACGGGTTGGCAAACTTTTGATCAGCTTAAAAAGTCACAACTAGGAAGAATGAGATCTAGAGGTTGGATGGTTTCTCGTGAAAAAGGTGTAACAAGAATCTTTGCAGACTATGGTCTTAAAGATGGAAGGGATGGAGATGAAGGACATATTGAAACTATTGGGGGTACTACTATTATTCCTAATTCTGTCATCACAAAAATCATTAAGCTATGACAATATTGGGATTATTTATATTAATCGAGATAACACATATAGCTTGGTCGTTAAACCAATAAATACTTCATGTAGTACTTGGTGGGAAGAAAATTTGGTAATTACTGAACGAGAAGAACCAAAAGAATATGAAAATTTATACCAGCATACTATTGCTGGTAATGAAGTAATTGGACACATTTGTAATCCAACTTTGCCTGATTAAAATATGGCTCAAAGTAAAGAATCAAAGCTGTGGAATGATATAAAAAATTTAAACAAGGATTGGCATTTTACTCGCATAGAATCTAGTACAATTAATGGAATTCCTGATGTTCATTGTGTAGTAAATAAACAAGTATTTTGGCTTGAACTTAAAGCCAATACCAGCAAGAATTGTGGTTTATCAAAGTATCAAATTAATTGGCATATTAAAT